CTGGGAAAGCAAACGCAGAGTTCATAGGGAGAATACGAACACGACCTGGGTGAACTCGACCAATTGCATCAGTCCATGGTTCTTCGTAAGCAACCTTTACAAAACAATCGCCAGTAATTCCACCTGTTTGTGCCATTTCAAATAGCACTCGCTGTTTGTCGTTGTCTACTTCCCAAACTCTTTGTAGGCGGTCTGGAATGATTGCTTCAGTTGCTTTAGGCGAACGGAAGTGAATGCCTTTACCAAAAGTAAAACGTGCTAAAAAGTCATTGAATGCTCTGTAATAATTTACTGCAATTTGCATTTCGCCTTGTTCACGGCGGTATCCATAGTGATGACCAAGATACATTGCCCAGTTAAGAGAGTATCTATTTAATCTTGGACCATGTACTTCAAATTCTTCGTCAGCAAGTTCCACCAAACCCAGTGGAGAAATAGAGATGGTTAAGTCCGAGGACGCAGCCCTATAACTCGGTGGTGAAAAATCTACGAAACTCATTTATCGCCCTTTTTCTTTTCAGGTAATCTTACTGTAGAACTACCTCTTTGTTTCTTTTCAAACTGCTTTTTCTGCAAAATTTGTCGCTTGTACACAGGGTCTGATGTATCGATAAATTTGCCACCAGATTGTTCATAATGTTCATGAACCCAGTGACTTGCAGCAGGATTTGGGTAGGTTGAAAACTTTGCCTTTGCTTGAGCAATTAGCATTTGCCACAACTTTTCGTTTGCAGGTTTCTGTGCCACCGTGTTCCTCTTATACAACCTTAAGCCCCCTAGGGGTTTCCTAGGGGGTCAAAAGCCAAACTTTAATTAATCGTTTACAACTGTTGGGGATACACGCTGTGTGCGTCCACCAGTACGTGAAACTACTTCAACTGTTTGCTCTGCATAGTCTGTAAATGAACCATGTGAGAACTCAGCCAAAAATGTTGGTGCTTCAGTCCAAGCAGCAGAGCCAACGTGGGCACGTGCTTGCATTGTTTCTGCAGCAGTCTTTGTATGAACTGGTGCATTACGATTTGGACGACCTGGTGCTGCAGCGTAGCCACTTGAAATTCCTGTCTGGAAATCGTTTGGTACGTCTGTGTCTGTTGCAACGCCTTCTTCGAAACGAAGTGGACCGCGACGAGTATCGTTACCCGCAGCCTTCATCTCGTAAACGTTTGAACCCTTCTCAGGGAACTGAGGATTTGGTGCTAGTGTCATAATGACTCCTAAACTCTAGAGTTAATTTCGGAACGGCCTATTCCAAAGATGAGTGTGGCGTATTTTTAGCATTTCGTAATGTCAAACTAGGAACTAATTACTACCAAAAAACGGACTGGCAGAAAGGACCACTTCTGGCATTACGAGGTCTTTAGTCAACGAACAGGCTATAGACAAGGAGTCCACATAGTCGTCATGGGCATAGGACTCGTCAGGGGCAGCAACTAAAAAGTTGGGTCCCTTAAACTTAACTTCGGCATCGGTCATCTGTTGATAGAACCTCTTCCAGGTTCTTAATCTGCGAGTACGAGAATTTGCTGGAAAACCTAGCATTCTGCGTTGAATTAGTGCCTGTAAATGTTTCCATCGTTGAGACTGTTCGGTTGGGCTAGAAGTAATAGGAGCAACCTCTGCTCTTGGAATTAAAACTTTAAGACGCTGTGCAACAGCATCTCCTACACCGTTTGCATCAACACCGATAGCAAGAACATCATAATTAGACAAGAAGTTAACTATCTGGAAATACTGTTCTTCCCAGTCATCACCTTGTAACTCCAGCCAATTTAAAATGCGGTGTTCAAAGTACCCAAACTCATCTGGTCTATCCCAGTCAACCCACACCACAGTAACCACGGTTGAGTCCAGTTTACGGGCAGGGTCAATACCTACAACTACGGGAGTCTTGTGCCAGTTCTTTACTATCTCCTGCGAAACATCTCCGAGTTCTTCCATTACAGAAGAAGTTACAAACATTCCTCGCTCAAGAAGCCACTTGCAGTTATACGACATTTGGAACTCGTCTGAGTCTTCACCAATACGTAGCGTTTCTTTTTTTATAAAGCGTTGATAATTTTCGTTGACCTTAGCCACTTCTTTCCAGTCCCACTGATAATGGTTCTGTCTTGCACCTCTAGTGGTTTGTCTACGCTTGTTTAACTGAATGGCCCTGTAAAAATTATTCTTACTTGTTGTTGGAGTACCCGTCTTAACCATAGTTCCTGCATAGTAAGCAAGCATAGGGCTAATAGATTTTGATACAACAAAGTCGTCTGCCTCCTGACACTCATCGATAACAACTAAATGAAAAGACTTCGATTCAATTTTTGCACGGGGGTTTGCAGTCATCATAGTAATGGTTGACCCTGATTTTTTTAGTTTAATCATGCGGGTAACACCGCCTATACGTGCAGCAGAATCATCAATTTCTGGGTCACCTAAAACCTCTAAAGCACGCTCAGATGTTAAACGTGTAACAGTTCTACCAAAAAGAGTTTCAGCCTGTCCTTCTGTTGGTGCAAACAACCCAACCCAAAGACCATCTTTATACTTACCTAGTAACTCTGGATATATCTTTGCAAGTCGTGGTAAAAGAATCATTAACGTTGCAACAGTATCGGCAACAGTTTCAGACTTACCTGACTGACGTGCAGCAAGTGCAGTAATTTCTTCACCGTCATTAATAATTACAGACTCAATCATTCTGCGTGCTAAAGGTTTTTGATAGGGGTGTAAATCGTGCCCTACTAATACAACAAGGAATTGCATTATTTTATCAATTAGTTTATTTACAAAGTCTTGCGAAAGTTCATCTAACGTATCATCGTCTTGAAACTCAGGTTCAGTTTCATCAAGGTTTAAAAAATACTCAGGATTAATCTCTTCAAATTTTTCATCATCATAATCAATTGTCATTAGTACTCCAATAAACAGGAAAGCCCACTTCGCAGTGGGCATCCCGCGTCTTGAGAGAAGGAGACAGGTGTAATCATATCAAACACAATACCAAAATCAACGACGTTTTAGTTCTTTAACAATTTCGTGTAACACTTCTGCACCAATTTCTGCTTCATTTAGTAACTCTTTCTCACCAGTTCTTTGATACGTTGTTATTTCTTTTCCTATAACAAATAGTGCGTTCTCAGTCCAAGAAACTAATTCAGAAGAAGGTAGTTTAGATATTCTCTTCTGTATCTTGGTCTGGGGCTGGTATCCAGCCTTTTTCTTCTTGAAAATCATCATAAGTAAGGTCCCTCCTAGAGACGGCTGAGTTTAACGCTTCTTCCTCTAATTTTGTACCTTCCCACTTACCAATTACTAATATTTTGTTTTTTATTAGCCTAATTAAAGTAGGGGTGGAATACCTGTAAGGTGGCTCAATCTCTTGGCTCCAGCCTTTAGAAAGGAGTTTACCCTCCCACTCAAGGGGCTGAGTAATAACTTGTACAAAGTGTTTTGGTCCGACTGGTAAAAACTGGGGCATTTGTTAACGCTTTCTTTGGGCCGACTTTTTAGGTTTGCTCGCTTTAGTAGAGGGTTTGCGGTTACTTCTTGGTGCTTTTTCTATAGGTCTTAAACTTTGATAGCCCTTGAAAACAATCTGGTTAGTACGAACAACACGATACAGGGTCTCTCGTGCAATATTTGGGAGGCGACCCATGTCTGCTGCTCCACGTGGTTTTCCGTCAAGTCGGTTTAAAATATAGCGACCCTTAGAGGGAGCAGACTTAAATCCGTTCCACTCGGTAGTAGAAACGCTGTAGTAGTTATAGAACAAACCATCACGGAAAACTACAGTTAAAACCTGTCGCTCTTTATCATAACCTGCAGCAACAGTTCTTGGTCTTAAGTAGTTGGTTGTAGATGTTGGGATAATAGTTAACTCTGCGGGACCGTCGTAATCATCACGGGCATTCTTAGCAAAGTTATCATAAACAGTAGGCTCATAAAATGTGCCCGCTGTTACTTCATCATCTAAATCGTAAGAGTCGTCATCTTCAAAAATAGCAAAGGCTTCATAAAAATCAGAGCCAACTGGGAGAGAATCAAAGGGATTTACTCTTCTACCTTTTATACTACCGACAAGTTTGTCCATACCCTTGACGGTGTTTTCTGTAACCCCGTATAAATCACGGGATGGGTCAAGCATGGCAGCCAACTCGTTGGCAGAAGGACCAACAGCACGTGCTGTTGGCCTACCGCGACCAGAATTGGCTGCCCTTGCCATACTAACTCCTTAGATTAAGACGCTGCTGCCCAAGGTGTAAGTGTAACTGCTGCACCTGGAGCGGTGTTGTTTGCTCCTGCTGCAATTGACTGTACTCGGATTGTTCCTGCTGTACCGCCAAGAGTTCCAGTTGCATTGATGCCTGTTGTGTTTGCAACGGTAAATCCTGTACCAGAAACTGTAATCTGGTTTGAAGCAACTGCTGTAACTGTAAATGTACCAATTGCGTATGCTGGTAGATTTACTGGGGCTTCTGCAGCAGGTGTTCCTGCAACAATAGTTACCTTAGTTCCAACTGGGTAGTTGGTGTTAGCAGATGTTGCTGTAATGGTTGCCACTGTTGTGCTTGTAGCGTTAAATGCAGTGATGTTTGTACGAGCATTGGTTGTTGCTGTTGCTGTTGTCACTGTCAATGAAGCATCCTTCATTGCATCTTCTGCAAGTGCTGTTGTAAAGCCACGAACTTCAGGTACAAGTACGTAGTCAGTTGCTCCTGCTACATCTTCTCCTGTTGTGTTTGGTGTGTATTGTGGGTAGCCATTCCATCCTGAAAGAGCAATGATGTGGTCATTTAATGCTGGGTCTAAACGGTTTGTGTTTGCACGAGCATCATTTGGTTGCTTGGGCATATTGCCCCATACGAAGTCGATTGCGACCTCTCCTGCGGTATCTAAAAGATTACCGTTGTTATTTACTGCCATAGTTATTCTTCCTCACATGTGTGGTTGTTTAACTGGTCCTTTTGTAACACTTCGTCGCATTGTCGACACATAAAGAGACGAACAGAATCGAGTGCTTCATGTAAGGAGTCCGAATAATCGATTCCATAATCCACTTGAGGTTCTTGTAAAACTTCAGGAGGAAAAGGTCCAATAGGCCCATGAACATTTGCAGGGACGGGATGTCCTTGCACTGCAAATTTTCTTATGAGTTTCACTATTAGTCAGTCTGAACCCCTGTTGACTTTTTACTTGGCTTTTTAACAGGCTTTTCAGGGGCCACATCTTCAACAAGTAATTCTTCAACGGGTTCGGTTTCTTGAGCCAATATTTGAGTAACTTCTGCAACTTGAGCATCAAAATCATCTGCTTTGTCTAAAAGACCAGCCTTCATACGAGGCACTAAAAACGAAGGCATACAAGGAATACAGAAAGGAATCTTTGTTCCTTCTACTGGAATATAGACATACGCAGCAGGTGTTTCACAGTTTGAACATTTCATTTAGTGCTCCTTTAACAATCCCATTTGCGTAATGCTAACGCTTTACGTGTTGGTTTTCCGTTCTTTTCCATGGCTCCTGGCATTCCACCCATACGTGCACAGAAGGACTTGCGACGTGCTGCTGACTTTGGAGACTTCTTTGCTTGCTCTGAAGACACAGGTGGTTTTAAATTATGTCCCTGTGCTTTAGCAGATGCTCTACCTTTTGCATTTAAACCGCCTTCAGGATTCTTTCCTTCTTTGCGAGTCCATGCAGGAGTTGACTTTTTAGTAGAGGCTTTCTTCTTACTTGCCACTTGGCTTCTTCTTGCCCTTACGGAGTGCCTTAAAGTCTGCTCCTTCAATCTTCTTTTTGTCACCTGCAACTGAAGCAAGTTTCATTTGCTTTGGGGTAAGAGGCTTCTTCATGTCTTTCATGGCTTTCTCCTTGGCTTAGTTGTTGGCTTAGATGTGCTTGTTTTTGTAGTCGGGGTTGAAGATGTGTAAGCAGGGTTACGCATAGCACGACCTGTCTTTGGGTCACGAGTTACTGGAGCAACGTTAGTTGTGCCAGTAGGGACTGCAGGTGTTTCTGTGCTACGTGGAGGTGTAGTAGGTGCTACTTGTGTTGGTTGTCCTGGAGTTGCAGATGAACGACGACGAGTTGGTTTGTTGAAAGCAACATTCATGCCTCCTTGACCATCCATAGAAAAGTTAGAAACTCTTTTACCTTTTCCTAAACCTGTAATTCCTGCAAAATTAGTATTGGCTTTAAGAATGTCTCCTGCAATACCAGTTCGTTGTGTTGTTGCTTCATGTTCTTGCTTAAGTTTAGTTAGTCTAGTTTCATGACGACGACCTGCTTTGCCTTCTGTTGCAGCGTGTGTTAAACCACGTTCTTGCATTTCACGAGCATGTGCTTGACGACCTGATTCAAGTTCCATGGTTTGTCCATGCTTGCGAGTATCGCGCATAGTGTCTAATGCGTATTGTCCAGCCATACGCTCTAATTCTTTTCCTTTTCCTTTACGTGCATTAAAGAATTCATTCATTGCAGAGGAAAGCGGAGAGATGTCCACACCAGAACCTGATGGTGCTCCAAACTGAGTCTGATTCAAAGTCATGGAAGTAATTTTCCCCTCTCTTTTGTCTTTTTGTGGGCTAAGTGTCTTAATAGCCTCAAGAATAATTATGTGGTTTTGTTGACGGGCTATCTCAGCCTCTTCCAACTTTGCCTCTAGCCTGGTCTGACGTTTTTCAATCTTTGAAACTAAGTCCTTTAAGGATTTTCCACCGTTATGGGATAACTCGCCATCTAGTTTGTTTAGGCGTTGCATGACTCCTGGAACTGCGTCTCTACCGTCTTTTGCTTCTTCGCCCTCCCAATCTCTCATAAAGGTTCCCCACGTAGTAAACAAAGCACTTGCCTTTCTAATTAGCCAGCCCAAAATGGCTCCTCCTCCTAGGACAATACCGATAATTATTGACCAAGTTTCAAGAGCCATTTTGGTAACCTTTACTTAACGGACTTTTTTGCTGGTGATTTTTTTGGTGCAGAAGAAAGTTTCTTTCCTACTTCTGCTGCTGCTAGTGCTGCAAACCGACCGAATGCTGGGTCTTTCTTATTGGCCCAACGAAGTGCTGTTGGGATTAGTGAACCCCAAAGAGCATTTGCTACGAGTAGCCACTCAGATTGTCCGAAATCCAACGGTGTTGCTGCATTGCTTGTTTGCATAACAATCATTACTGCTGCAATTACTTGACCAAGTAAATTGCGAACGTAAGATTCGAGTGCTGCTTTGTTCATTTATTTCTCCTAAATGTGTCAGGTAGACACACGAATAGTTTAGTCCTCTTCACGGTTTCTTAAGGGATAAGTAATAGCCCAAACAACTAAAGTTCCGATAATTGCGTATCCCACAATAGTTTTAGCAGACCCATCTAGAACAACCCAAGCAATAAACATGCCCAGAAGCGTCCATAGTTGGTCAATCATGTCTTTAAGTATTCTCAAGGCTTACGTCTCCTAACACCTTTGCTATCTCCTGATGGACCTCCGCCACCAGAACTTCCTCCGCCACCTGTACCACCAGAGGAAGAACCTCCAGCAGCACCCGCTGCAGCACCGACTGCGTTAATAGCAGCACCTGCAGCAACAACAGTTGCAACAACCATGTCGGTTGCCTCTTCACGTTCTTCATCAGACATATCTGCCCCAATACTTCCGAGGGCTAACAGAACCTGACCTGGGTCCGAAAAGATTTCACCAAGTAGTTCTGCGGGATTTTCAAGTAACACTAATGCTTCTGCAACTTCTGCAGTAATTATGACAGCATTTCCTTGTTCGTCAGTTCTAACGTCAACAGGAGTTTCGGCAGGTAAGTCTCCGTATGCAATACCAGCCTCTTGTATCTGTTCTGATGTAAGGGTTTCTCCTGCTGCAACAGATGCAACCAAGGCTTCGGCAACAAGTTCTTTTTCGGCAGAAGTTAACTTTCCGTCAGCAGCAAGTGCCTCGGATAAAGAATTAACTTCTTCTTTAGAAATTTCGCCATCGGCATTTAAAGCATCAAGAACTTCCTCTGCATCAGCAGCAGTTAACTTGCCATCAGAAAGAATGTCTTCAACAACCGCTTCTACTTCTTCTTTAGTATTTGGTGCAGGTTCTTCCTCAGCAGGTGGTTCTTCTGCTGGTGGTTCTTCTGCTGGTGGTTCTTCTGCTGGTGGTTCTTCTGCTGGTGGTTCTTCTGCTGGTGGTTCTTCTGCTGGTGGTTCTTCAGCAGGTGGTTCTTCTGCTGGTGGTTCTTCTGCTGGTGGTTCTTCTGCTGGTGGTTCTTCAGCAGGAGGCTCTGGTTCTGGTGTAGGCTCTGGTTCAGGAGTTGGTTCAGGAGTTGGTTCAGGAGCAGGAGGTTCAGGTGTCGGAGTTGGTTCTGGGGTTGGTTGCGGGGTTGGTTCTGGGGTTGGCTCTGGCTGTGGTTGTGGGGTTGGTTGTGGCTGTGGTTCTGGTTCGGGAGTGGGAGCAGGAGTGGGCGGAACGACTTGGGACTGCTGAACTGAAGCAATTACGGCAACGACAGAAGCGACTGTGGAAGTAGCAACCTCCGCTTTAACAACTGCTACATCTGCTAACGTACTTGCTGTAGCAACTGCTACTTCTTTAGTTTCTTGGAGGGTCGTTAATGTTTGAGTTTCTGTTGTTAATGTGGTCTGAGCAGTTACGAGTGTTGCTTCTGCTGTTGACTGTTCTTCTGTAAGAGTTGTAAGAATAACAACCTCTGCTTCTTTAACCTCTGTTTTGTCAGCAACTACTGCTGTTTGGCTTTCAATTTGAGCCGTTAAAGTTTCGTCAGTTACATTAGTCATTGGCTGCACCGCTTCACCAGCAGCCTCACGAACACCAATACGAGGTCCGTTGTAAAGGTCTGTAGTATTACCAGAAACGGTTCCTACACCTGTCCACTCCCCTGTTTCAGGATTGACAGTCATTGTCCAAATAACGTTTGTAATAGGGCTGTTATTATCGCCAAATTTTTTAAGGTTCCAATCAACTTCTAACGTTGTGTCTGTAGTTGTAACAGTAATTCCTGCACCAGTCCCAGCACTCATAAAGTCAGAGCCATAAACAGAAATATGTGCTCCTTGAGGGAAATCCCACCAAATATGGTCTCCAATGCCAAAAGTAATAGTTGCTTTTGAGGTTACATAAATTTGGCTATCTGCACCTTGACCGTTGTATACGGTGTCGCCCATTTTAATATCAAATGGGGTTTGAATTTTAGTTGAACCATCGTACATAACAGGAAGAGTAGTTGTAGTAACTGTTGGTGTTTCTGGAGCAACTGGTGCTACGTACCCTTCGGTTGTATAAGTTGTGCTATCTGAAGGAGTGTTTTGAAGAGCAGTTAAAATAGTCTGAGCATTATTAAGGTTAGTTGTAGCAGTGGCTACTACTGCTGTTTGAGAATCAACTGCTGCTGTTGCTGTGGTAACCACGGTAGTAGCAGAGTCAACTGCTGCTGTAGCAGTCTCTACTACTGCTGTTTGCGACTCAACTGCTGCTGTAGCAGTAACCGCTACGGCTGTGGCTGACTCTGCTGCTGTAATGGCTGTAGTAGCCTCTGTAAGGGCTGTCTGTGCTGTAACAACAGCCTCAACAACAGTTGACTCAGATGTGACAGACTCAGGGGCTGTAGATACTGCAGTGCTTAAAGTTTCTTGAGCGGTTTGAGTTGCTACAGTTGCGGATTCAATTTTAGTTTCTACGGAGGATACAGATGGAGCAGGTGTTGTGGTTTCTGATGGGCTTGGGCTTGGGCTTGGCTCTGGATTTTGTGTTGGTGAAGGTGATGCTTCGGTCGATTGAGAAGAGGTTGTTGGCTCTGGAGTCGCTTCAGAAGAAGGGCTAACTTGCACGGTAGGGGCTTCTTCTGCAACAGCAGTTTCAGTTCCTAAAACAACGTAGACTAAAGTAAATAGTGCCGTTGTAAAAACGACAGCGACTGCTCTTTTAAGCAAGTAAAGAAACTCCCTAAACTAATTGGGTTAGTTTCGGTTTAGTTTTAAATTACATAGCCACGAATAATGTTTAACAGAATGTAAGTAAAGCAAAAAAATAAGCCGTAGGCTGTGTAAACCTACGGCTGTTTTTTAACTTTGCGATGTTGGTAACGGAATAGGTTCTGGTGTATCAACACTATCTTTATTCCAAGCAGGTGGGATGTCTTGTGGTGCATTGGGGTCAACTGTTGTTGACGGATTAGGTGGTTGTGGGAAGTCTTTTAAAGAGTCACTTGGAATAGTGACTGTTGGATTTTCAATGATGTTATCGTGAATATCAAATGGACCAACAGGAGCGTTGACGGTGCATCCTGTCAGAAGTACGGAGGCTACTCCTAGTGCTGCTAATTTCGAGGTTAACATGCCCTAAAAGTACAACATCATCTGATAACAAGTCAATATTCAGTAGGGGTGTGGTAATCTTCTTTTGCTTCTCTAAAGAAGTTACGCTTCTGGTGTGTCGGTATGCAAATATACCTTTCGGGGATATGCCAGGAGCGTATTTTAATTTGAAGCCATTCCCCCAACAGCACTTACACCAGCACCATCCGATGCTGTAGCGGTTTCTCCGCTAGATGACACAGGCTCTTGTGGGGCAGCAGAACTCATCATGCCTCCGTAGCCACTTCCTGAACCAGCGTAGGTTGGATACAAACCCCACCAAAATCCATTACCAACAAATCCTCGCTCATTGTTCATCAAGCCTAATTTGCGAACTTTATCTTCTTGGTCTTTAAACTGTGAGTTGCTTAAACTTCTCATACCGTCACCATTGCTGGATGAAGGATTGCTTCTGGGTCTTCGATAGTTAAAGCAGCCTTCTTTAAAGAAGGTCCAAATTCTTTAGCGTGATGTCCACAGAAAAATAGTTCTCCACTTAGAAGAGTGAATCGAACCATAGCAGCAGCAGAACAACGGTCACAACGGTCATTTGCGTTCATTACTTCTTCTTTCTGTTGCGATTGCCCTTTGCAATGTTATCGGAAGCCTTCATAACCTTCAGGTTAGAAGCAGAGTCATTATTTCTGTTGTTGTCATGATGGTCAACGTGCTCATCCTTCTTTAGTTTTCTTCCTAAAGACTTTTCCTTCATGTATCGAGGACCATTTTTACTTGTTGTTTTTTGAGTCTTTGGGTCGTACTCAATAACGATAGAACGACCACCATTTGCTTTTGACCCCTTGTAAGGACCATAAGCCTTTTTCTTTTTGCTTTTAAGTGTCATTGTTACTTACCGCAGGTAGGACATTTATCAGAAGTGGCTTTAGGTGCTGCTGCTCCTGCACCCTTAAACTTAGGGCGACCAAATCCAACAATTGAAATCATTACTCCAGCCTTGTTCTTCTTGAAAGCACGAAGTTGCTTGCACACTTCTCCGCCATTTCTTTGGCTTCCAGACTTCTTAGAAGATGTGTTTCCTTCTATACACCAGACAGTTCCGTCTTCATTGTCTTTAATAACAATTCCAACGTGAGAAATTCTATCGACACCATCTGAGGGGAAATCAAAATAGGCAATATCTCCTGGTTCAGGGTCTGCAACATCCCCGTCAATCCATGAGCCAGCCTTCTTAAATGCTTGTGCACCACTTGGAGTGTAAACAGTATTAGGTATTTTTACGCCAGCCTCATTACCGCACCAATTAACGAAACTTCCGCACCATGGTTGGAAATTAGCCTTTGTGTAAGCACCATACTTTGTTTCGTTATCTTTAGGTCCTTCGATAACGCCAATTTCTGCTTTAGCAACTTCAATAAGACGTGCTGCTGTTCCTTGGTCTGCCATTACTTTTTAACCTTTCGTTCCCACTTAGTGCCTTCTTGAACCCAACCATCGCCATCGCCATCTTTAGCGTTAGGTTTAAAACCTTTTTGTAGGCGGTCTTCTTTTATGGCTATCCAAGAAATTGCAACAGCCATCAACGCATACACAAGGACTACTTCAATCATTTTTTTCCTGACAAGAGCAATCAACTTTGTTTTTTAGTCGGTAGTGCTGATACGCCATAATAAGATTCCACCCAAACATAAGAACCATTAGAAACCACATGGTTTCCATCTCAGTGATTCCAGAACCTGCTGTAATTACTGGATGGTCGTGGTTCACTCTTTATCCCAGTCTGTGTCAATTGGCTGTTCTTCTGGCATTGCACCAGATGGCTTTGCTGCAAGACGTGCTGCTGTAGCATCAATCTCGGCTTCTAACTTCTTGTCCGCTTGAGTGTTTTTAGCGTCCATCTCTTTGTTGTCTAGTTGTGCTTTCATAATGTCTTTAGCACCAGATGAACCAATCAAGATACCTGCAAGGGTTCCTGTAATAAATGTAGCGATGCTTCCTAGAACATTGAAAAACATCTTGTCATTCTCTGACTGTGCTCCAATTGGCTGTGACACAAACAAAAGGCCGTAAAGAATTCCTAGTGATGTGCATAGCAGAATTGTTCCTAGTGTGATTCCTAGAATAAACTTTAAGCGAGCATCTAGGTCTTGTGGTGATAAGCGTTCTTTACTCATTTGGTGTTCCTTCTGGCTCTACAGTAGCGGTGGTTCCGTCTGATGTTTTAACTAAGTCTACAGGACAAGTTTGTGTAGCGGAGCAAATTGGAGGCTTACACTCTGCTGTTTCCCAGTTTTTTGGGTCTTGGCAAGGGTATCTGAAGAACCCTTGATAGCCACAACTGGTTAAAGACAAAGACAATACTCCTGCTAAAAGAAGTGCTGTCAATACTTTAAAACTCTTCATGTTATTTCCTATCTTGTTACACGTACTTAACTGGACGACCCGACTCTTCTGCACCTTTTCTTACTTGACTTTGATGTTTTGAAGTTGTGCGAGAGTACTTAACACTTGGGATAACCCATCCGTGTTCTGCACTATGGAATCCAATTGGTGTGTCATAAGACTTAACAACATAGTCCACGTCGTTTAATCCTTTTAGTTTTGTACTATACGACTGTGGGAGCGAACCAAAAATTAAATGGTCGCTAGGTCCTGAATGACCACGAGCAGATAAAGCACCGTGACTTACAAAAGCCTCACGGCGTGAAATTGGGCCAGACGCATCTCTGGTGGGAACTGGTTTTGCCATGCCTAAAGTGTAAGGCTTTAAATGTATTTGTACTGCTCTTTCTTCTGAAAAGGTCCAGAGGTCCAAGCATCTTGAGATGCAGCAATTCCCATGGCTTTAGTAGGTGAAGCCCCCGCTAATATTGCACCAATGGCGTACTTTGCTCCATTACCAACTGCGTAGAGACCGTCATTACGAATTCCAACTGACAGGTCGTCTTCTACAGCAAAGATAGTTCCACCAACTGCTATTAGGAATTGGAACCGATATTCTCCAGCCTCACCCTCGTCTTCAAACTTGTATCCGTTGTCAATCAAACAGGCTCTTAAAGAAGGGACAACCTTTGCAATCATAAAATGATAAAGGTCTTTTATATCTCTTTCTGTTGGAGAAGGTGGATTCCAGATGTGTTGAGCAACATCGCAAGGAAATGCTTCTCCTGCTCCTGCAATTAAATAATCCCCACGACGACTAATTTTTTGCATCTGTGGGGAGTGATACATACGACCTGCACCATCAGTTGTTTGATTGTCGGCGTAGATGACTGCTTTATCTTTTTGCTGTATTCCAAGAATCGTTGTCATGGGAAAGCAGTCCTTAAAGTCTAGGGGGGTCAAGGCTAAGTTTACCCTGACCCCCTTAGATTTATGACTTCTACTTCGTGTCGCGGAAGGTAAAGGACCCGAAGAATTTAACTGGTTTGCCCTTTTCGTCCGTTTCAGGACCTGCTACTAACTTAACAGACTTACGTGGGGTCTTTTCGGCTGCTTTAGACTTTAGCCACTTTTTGGCTGCTGAGGCGTTCTTCCAAGCAGTTGTTCCAGAATCAACGGTGTCATCCTGGTCATTTGTTACAGTCCAAGTTGCAGACCAAGCACCAAACTTTTCTCTGTTTATAGTGGCTTTTGCTTCAAATGTATAAACTTTTTTTGCCATGAGTATCTCCTTTCAGAATGTAGTGTGTTTACCGTATCAGATAAAACTTCAAACTGTAGTATCTTGGAATGGAAGGTTTAGATGGAATTGACTTCAGGGGCATCCCTACACACGAGTGTCCTGTCTGTGGTAGCCAAACCTTTCTTATCGCTGCAGGGTTTATGGAGTACAACATCGCTTGGTGGGGAACTAACGCCAAGTGCTATGAGTGCGGTACTGCCGTAACTGTGCCTACCCCTGTTGATGACCCTAACTATTCTGAATAGTTGTTTCAAATCCCCCGATATGGCAATACGCCTTTACTTGGGGTCTTAAAGAATAAACACCCCACTCTCGTGTCATTCCTCTTTTGAGGATGTACCAATCAACTGCTTCATCAATTGGCTCCTTGGCTACTGCCTCAAGTAAAGCCTCTGCACCTTTTCTGGAGACCCAAAAGCACGCATTAGACCAAACTTGATATGACCTACATAGATACTCGTCCCCAATCTCGCAAGCGGGGTTGAAATTGTTCTCCTGTTGCCAAGGATGAATGTATTGATAGAAGTAATCCCAATTTTCAGGTGCTCGCTCCACATACTCACGACTCTTCTCCAGAAAGCCATCATGGAGCACAATGTCATCTTCTAAAATTAAAAGCGCATCGAAGTCAGACTCTAGGAAGTTATTGAGGGCTACAACTGTGGAATGCCACAAACCAACCTCACCTGGCTTAAACTGCTTTGTAAAATAAAGTGGGCATGGAACTTGACTTGACATAGTAGGTGAATTTAAAGAGGGAAGGTCAAGTGTTGCTTGAACTACTGCTGCAGCGTTATCTCGTTCTACTGATACGCCGTTGATGTGGAAGAGTTGGTAGGCCAGATTCATACTGGAAGCCTACCTTATGCGTTTGTTCTTTCACAGACACACTTGCAGTTATCTTCAAAACAACAGGTGCTGTCATATAACTCGTGGTCACACTTGATGCACTTAGACATTCTCTAACCGTTCCTTAGCCTTATCGTGATGCTTGACTTCACAGTCACGTGCAAGTCCTGGAACTACATATTGCTTTCCACAAACCTTACACTTCCAAGCCTCATAACGAGAGTCCTGCATAGAACTATTATGCACCGCCCGACATGAGCAGGATTGCTTAAAGTTCAGTAATTACTTGATAGGTCTCTTCTTTAGTTGGCTGACTACTCTCGTCCGCCCCGCAGGTACAACCACCACAACCACATGCTGGTTGTTCTTCTCCAATACCGATAGGCATGATTGCCATAATGACTCCTTTACTGAGCAGGGTTACTTACAAGCAGAACAGTAGTTATAGACACGTACCTGTGCTACTCCAACTACGAAGGTGCGAGCACAGCC